CAAGAGAACTCAATAGAGAACTCTTCTACAAACTAGTCTATCTTATATAGTCCTACAGATGGTCTGTGCTAAGCACTGTGCACCCTACCCTAAACAACCATGTGTAGTCCATGAGGTCAACATGTGGTGTCCATGTTGTATGATGTCATTTGTTTTTGAATCTTCTACTAACTTCTCCCAAGTCTTGTGATCTGTCTTGTAACTTTGCCATCAGGTGACTGATGTGATGGTGTGACTGATCAACCCTAACCCTAGTTGCTCTAAAAATAGAAAATAGAGAAATAAAATAGAAAAGAAAATAGAAAAATGAAAAGAAAAATAAAATAAGTCGAGTTCACCTTCTTCAATCTTGACATTATCCCCCCTTTAAGATTTCTCCTCTAGAGAAATGTCCTATTCTCCAATTCCTTCTCCTTATTTTTTCCATTTCTTCCTCCCTGTTTTCTTCTATCCTCTTTAAATGTTTGCTTTCATCAATCTGCCTATTCTCTTTCTACCTCTTCCAATTCTTTTCTAACTTTTTTAAATATTCATCCTCAAATTTTTCGTCATTCCACCCATACAATAACTTGGCTGTATACTTCCCCAGTAATTCCATCCTCCTGTATTCATCTACTTCTTTTTTCTTCTCTATGTTCTCCTGTCATCTCACTTCTACTCCTCCTCGTTCAAATTCCTCTATTAGTTCCTCCGCATTTTTCAAGTTTTCTCTCCTTTCCTAGGTATCTCCTTCCACTGTAAACCCTTTCCATCGTATTAAATACTTTTCTACTCCCCTTACTTTTTTCTTGTTTAAAACCTTTTCTACTTCCCACTCTTCTACTCCTTCTATCTCTACTGGCTTTTCCTCTTCCTTCTTCTGTCTCCTAACTTGCTCTTTGTACTGTACTATCCGGCTTACATTAACTACCAGATGTATTCTCATCAAACTTGGTAACCGTAATTTTACTGCATTCATTGATACCACCTCTTCTATCGTATACAGTCCAATGTACCTCTCCGTCAATTTCTTCACTGGCCTTTCCTTGAACACTAAATCCTTAGTGCTCAATAACACTCTGTCTCCCTTCTTCCACCTTTCCGTCTCCTTTCTACTCCTATCAGCATATCTCTTCATTTCCTCTTGTGTTTTCTTCAGTGCTGCCTCTGCTTCCTCATGTACCTTCTTCATCCTCTCTACAAATTCTGTTGCACTTTCTACTTTCCCCTTCTTCCTAATATCACCTCCCATTCTCACCTCTTTCCCATAGTTTGCCATGAAAGGCAAAACTTTTGTTGCTATGTGAACCTTGTTGTTCACCACAAACTTTGCCGATGCTAACCACTCTGGCCAATCCTTCTGCCTGTGCTCCACAAAAAACCTCAAGTACTGCTCTAACTCTTGGTTCATTCGTTCCATTTGCCCATCCATTTGTGGGTAGAATGCTGTAGATAATCTCGTCTTTATCTCCAACATTCTATTCAACTCCTTTGTCAACTCTGCCACAAACTGTGGTCCCCTATCTGATACCACGCTTTCAGGCAACCTGTGCAACTTCCACACGTTATCCTGGAACAACCTTACTAAACCTTCCGCCGATGTTCCCTCAGTCATGGCTACAAAGTGTGTCATCTTTGATAGTCGATCGCACACTACTAATATCATGTCTTTCCCTGCTACTACTGGTAGCTTTGTAATGAAATCTACTGTTAGGTGTGATCACGGTTTTTCCAGTATCTCACTTAACTTTAACTTTCCTGCCAACTCTTCTGTTCTATTCTTCATCCTCTGACATAGATCACACCCTTCCACATACCTCCCCACATCTCTCGTCACCCCTGGCCACCAGTAATTCCTTGTAATCAATTCTACCGTTTTCCATTTTCCTCCATGTCCAACTGCCAGCATATCATGATGTAACTGGATTACTTCTGTCCTCAACTCTTCGTTCTTTGGCACATACACCTTTCCCTCTTTCAACACTAAATCCCTTTCTATCTTCCACTCGTTACCTCATAACTCCTTCACTCCCACTTTCTTCATCTCTTCTACTACTCTAACTACATCTTTGTCCTTACTCCTAGTTTTTTTTATTTTTTCTATTATATCTACTTCAGGTCCTTCTATTACTACTTCTTGTAATTTATGAATCCAATTGTCTTTAATAAATACCTGATTTTCGTTATCTTTATCTACTCCTATTTTCCAGTCTGGTCTCCTGCTTAGTCCATCTGCCTTTCCCATCCTTGTTCCTGGCACATGTTTTAAGGTAAAATCAAATTGGGACAGATATAAAGCCCAATGAGCTTGTCTCCTATTCAACTTTTGCGCTTTCATAAGATATTCTAAGTTCTTGTGATCCATCCAGATCTCGAACTTGAACTGCGCTCCTTCTAACAAATGTCTCCAAGCCTCCAGTCCTCTGATAATTGCTAACATCTCCTTGTTATGAATTTTGTGGTTTCTTTCGGTTTCATTCAATGACTTAGAGAGGAAAGCTACTGGTCTCCACTTCCCATCTTCTCCTTCCATTGACAATACTCCCCCCATTGCATAATCCAATGTATCTACCTCCATCCTCATTTTTTTATCTATATCCAGTGCTGCCAACACCAGTTCCTTTGTAAACCGCTCTTTCAACTCCTTGAATGCCTTCTCCTGTCTCTCTGTCCAATCTCACTTCTTATCTTTCTTCACCACATCATGTAATGGCCTTGCTACCAATGCAAATCCTTCAATGAATTGGCGGTAGTAATTTGCCAATCCCAAAAACTTTTGGACATCTTTGACACACTTCAGTGTTGGCCATTCCAAAACCCCTTTTACCTTCTCCTCCTTCATCTTTATTCCTTCCGGTCCGATCACTACTCCTAAAAATCCTACTTCTCTAACCTTTCATTTGCACTTCTCCGGTTTCACATACAGATTGTTCTCTTCTAATCTTCTAATCACCTCTGCTACTAACTCGTCGTGTCCCTCCTCCGTCTCCGTTCCTACTATCACATCATCAATGAACGCCGCTACTTTTCCCGTGTTAATTAAGTCTCTCAACAGTTCGTTCATCATAGCCTGAAATGTTGCTGGAGAGTTTGTTAACCCGAAAAACATTACCATAGGTTCGAAGGACCTCTCCAGTGTAGTAAACGCTGCTTTCCATTCATCCCCCTTCTTAATCCTTACATTGTTGTAACCCCACCTCAAATCCATCTTCGTAAATACCTTTTTTGTACTGATATTCTCCAACACATCTGATATCAATGTCAGGGGATAGTTGTTTTTAACAGTCCATTCATTTAGATATCAATAATCCTGGACCATTCTCTTTTTTCCATCCTTCTTCCCTACAAAGAACACTGGTGCCGTCTGTGGTGACTTTGACGGTCGGATATATCCTTTTCTTAACTGCTCCTTGATAAACTCCCTCACTTCCTCTCTCTTCTCTCGACAACGGGTACACCTTTCCCTTCCTTGGAACAAACATCTCCTTTACCTCTATTGTATGATCCCACACTTTCCTTGTTGGCATCCTCTCTAACTGTTTCTTCCCAAACACCTTAATCCACTGATAATATTTCTCTGGCACTATTTTCTTTGCCTCCACCTCCGATTTTGCTGCTTCTTCTTCTTCATCCCATATTTCCCATTCCTCTGCTACCTTTTTCATCTCCATTGTCTTTTCCTTTTTTTGTTTCTTCTTCTTCTCTTTCTCTTCTCTCTTCTTTCCAGCTTCCTCCTTCGCTTCTTCTTCTTTTTGCTTTTCCCATCCCGATTTTCCTTGCACTGGTCTCCACTGTTTACTGCATTCCTCAGGGCACCTCATCATCTTCACTTCTCCTATTCTCCAATCTATCTCTGGATTGTGGCATGTTAGCCACAGCATTCCCAGAATCACCGTCCACTTTTGTCCTCCAATAACATCAATCTCTGTCCTCTCTCTGTATCCTTGATAATAAATATTTACTTCCACTGTGTTTTCTATAGGTCCCTCCTTATTCAAAGACCCATCCACATTTCTCACATTTATCGGCCTCTCCAACTTTTTTAGCTTAAAGCCCTGCTTCTTTGCGAACTCAGAGCTCATTACTAATCCCGTCACCCCACTATCCAACAGTGCCTCTACCGTAATCCCCTCCTGTGTGTCCATTCTCTCTAGCCCGATTTTCACTGTCACTTCTCTTAACGTCTTTTCCCCCACTTTCCTTACTTTCATCTCCTTCTTAGTTCCCTCTGATTCAGATGTATCAGCATTTATTTCTGTGGCTAATACACTAAATTTATTACAAGAACTTAGTCAAGGGCTTTTAAGTTCTCCACCTCTTTTAAATGTCCAATTTGTTCAATGTTGCCCTCGAACCTTCCTCCACCTATTTCTACCCTCCTCATCATTCTTCCCCTGTTCCTACAATGATGGGCCATGTGCCCAAATCCTCCGCAAGCATAGCAATTCCTTCCTCTGTTTATCTCCATTGCATAGAAATCCCGTCTAGGAGGAACCCCTGCACCTTGCTCTGATCCCCTCACCACTACCGCATTCGTCCTCTCTACTCCTTCCATCAGAACAGGCCCCATTGTCACCTGTTGAGGGGGCTGTTGCCTCCTCTGCCACACTAAGGGTCATGGCATATTCAGTTTTTTCTCCTACTTCGGAGCATCTCCTGTCATTTCCTTCTTTCCCCTCAACCTCTCCTCTTCTCTTCTACTCTCTCTCCAATTTCTGTCCAGGGCTGTTGCCCTCTTGTACCACTGTTTGATGGAGGCCAGCAGGTTCTCCACCTCCATCAACTTCCTCCTAATTCCCCTGTTCATTCACCTCTTGAATTCTTCCACCAACGGCCTTCCCTCGTATCTGCTTCCCCTTGCTATCCTCTTGAACTCTTGTACGAATTCCTCCATTGTCCTTCCTCCTTGTTCCAGCTTTCTCAACTCCGCTGCCTTTACTGCTTCTTCTACTTCTCCTCCACCAAACTCCTTTTTTAATACTGTTAACAATTCTTCCACCATTTCATATTCCATTTCTCCCACCTCCAGTTCCTCCATTACATTCTCTTTCCAAATATCTGCTGACCCTCCCTGCACATGTGACAAAACCCAAAATACCTGTTCTTCTACTGTCACCTCTCTCATCTTCATCCTCAAGTATAGTCTACACACAAATCCTCCCACCTTCCCTGCTTCTCCATTGAAGATGGCTGGCTTAGCCACCTCTATGTGAGATCCTGTGTTGGACCCCATTGCCCCTCTCTCTGTACTTTCTGTTCCTCCTGTTGCTGCAAGCAGGGCTTGTATCTGTACCTGCATAGCAGCCAACTGTTCCTGCTACTGCCGAATGATTTCATGTAAGTTAATTTGACTCATGTTGGGGTATGGCGGGGGTGAGTCAATTGGTGGTGATGGTGGTAGTGGTGTATATAATGGGAGGGCAGAACCTGTGCTGGTTTCACTCTCGGACTCGTACTCAGAAGACGAAGAAATCTCTGTATGTGATAGTGGGCCCTCTTCGAGTCCCGCCTACACAACTACTGACTACTTGTCTACTGGCTACTGCCCTAATGGAAATGTATGTTATTTTGTCCTAAGAAGGACGTTCTACTCTAAACGGTGTTTTAAGAACAACTGCTGTTTCTCTGCATAGACAGACCACAAGTGGACTTGTAGCACAAGGCTGATAAGGGAAAGATGTATATAGCATGTCCACAAAAGGTAGTATGTCTACCATGTACCAGTGGGCTTTGATACAGATAAATGGCTAAGCTTCCCCTGCTTAGCTAGTGTACCCCTTATGCCTAGGGCCTAGCAATGCTCTTCTTGACTAAAGGGTTGTGTTACCCTTCGGTTGAGGATGTATAGAGAGTAAGTAAAGAGAAGGCTAAGTGTGCAGTGGTCTCAGATATGGGTATCAAGTTCTAATGTTATGATCTTAATCTTTAGGGTTGGATATAAGAACAACTCTTATATTAGAGAAACACAAGAGAACTCAATAGAGAACTCTTCTACAAACTAGTCTATCTTATATAGTCCTACAGATGGTCTGTGCTAAGCACTGTGCACCCTACCCTAAACAACCATGTGTAGTCCATGAGGTCAACAT